CTGAAGAAGTTGCTGCTGAAACAATTGCTCCAGAAGCAGTTGCTCCAGTTGCAGTTGCTCCAGTGACTGCTGAAGTAGGCGGAGATGCCTCAGACGACATGATCGCTGACATCGAAGACGAAAAAGATGCTGAAGACAAAGGTGAAGAAAAACCTGAAGCTGCAGACATGGAAGACAAAATAGTTGATTTAGAAGATGCAGTGGAAGAACTAAAAGCTGAGTTTGAAAAATTAATGTCAAACGAAGGCGACAAAGAAGATGCCAAAGACGGTGAAGGCGACAAAGAAGCTGAAAAAGAAGCCGTGGCTACAGAAGTTCAACCAAATGCAGAGGAAGCGGCACCAGTGGCAACTTCCGAACTTGGCACACAGCCAGTACAATCTGAAGACAAAAGCGAAAGAGAAAAAATGAGAGAATACGTGGACAAAGTGGCAGTGAAACATGCTGACCATTCTGACAACGCTAAATCTCCAACTCCAAAGCAAGCGAAAGCAATGGGCGGAAAAGCCGTTGATATCGTAGGTTCAGAGGAAAAAGGTAGACCAGCTCCAAAAGCTGAGACAAATGACGCAGGCAACATAAACGTGCCAGGCGCATCTATCAAGTTGGTAAAAGCCAAAGGCCCAGAAACTGCTGACAAGTCGGACAATTCGACCAGCGTTTTGGGTAGCAAGTAGTAAGGTTAAGGACTTATAAAAGAAAAGATGTTAACACTACGCGAAACATTGACATTCGACCAGGCAGGTTTGGTCGTGGAGTCTACAGAAGACAAAAACGGGGGTAAGAGCCTTTACATGAAAGGTATCTGCATTCAGGGAGGTGTCAAAAACGCCAACCAAAGAGTGTATCCTGTTAGTGAAATCAGTAGGGCTGTCAACACACTCAACGATCAGATCACAGGTGGTTATTCAGTGTTGGGCGAAGTGGATCATCCAGAAGGACTTAATATTAATTTGGACCGTGTGAGTCACATGCTAACAAGTATGTGGATGGACGGCCCGAATGGACACGGAAAACTAAAAATATTACCTACGCCGATGGGACTACTAGTTAAGACCATGCTGGAAAGCGGAGTCAAACTAGGAGTTTCATCGCGTGGTTCAGGCAACGTCAAAGAAGACGGATCCGGACAAGTGAGTGATTTTGAAATCATCACAGTGGATATAGTGGCTCAACCGTCAGCTCCGGGAGCATATCCTACACCAATTTATGAACACCTTTTAAACACAAAAGGTGGTTATAGAGCTTTAAACATCGCAAGGGACGCACAGGCACAAGAATACTTAAAGGAACAACTGGTGAATATCATCAGTAAACTCCGTTAAACAAATAGGAGAAAATATAATGTTAGATGCACTGAAATCACTTTTTGAAAACAATGTTGTTTCCAAAGAGATCAGAGCTGAAATCGAAGCTGCTTGGGAAGCCAAAATCAATGAGAATAAAGTGGCGGCCACAGCAGAACTACGCGAAGAGTTTGCTAAGAAATATGCACACGACAAACAGCAACTAATTGATGCTGTGGACAAGTTGGTGTCAGAAAAATTAGCAGCGGAAATTGCTGAATTTGCAGATGATCGCAAACAATTAGCAGAAGCCAAAGCACAATACGCAGTGGCCATCCGTGAAAATACAAATGCACTAAAAAGTTTTGTGTTTGAAAGACTTGCAGCGGAAATCGAAGAACTACACGCAGATCAGAAAGTTATGTCTGAAAACTTCAGCAAACTGGAAGAATTTGTGGTAGAAGCTCTATCTAAAGAAATTGCAGAGTTTCATCAAGACAAACAAGACCTAGCAGAAACCAAAGTACGTCTGATCAGAGAAGCCAAAGAACATTTTGCTAAAGTTCGCAAGAATTTTATCGAAAAGAGTTCAAAAGTTGTATCTGAAACAGTTAGCAAAGTTCTTACCAAAGAAATTGGCCAGCTGAAAGAAGACATTGATTCTGCTCGTAAAAACGACTTTGGACGCAGATTGTTTGAGACGTTTTCAGAAGAGTATGCTTCAAGCTACTTGAATGAAAAATCTGAAACATCTAAACTTCTAAAAGTGGTCAAAATCAAAGACCAACAAATAGAAGATGCGAAAAAAGCTGCACAAGAGAATGCCAAATTGATCGAAGCAAAAGATGCTGAAATCAAAGCGGTGAAAGATGCAGCAGAGAGATCAGCAGTTATTGGTGAGCTTACAGCTCCTCTTAACTCTGAACAAAAAGAAATAATGAAAAACTTACTGGAATCAGTTCAAACAGCAAAATTAAGATCAGCTTTTGACAAGTACATGCCATCAGTAATCAACGGCAGTACGCAACCAGCGAAGAAACAGGCTTTAAAAGAAGGCACTGAAGTAACAGGCGACAAAAAACAAACTAACGTTAGACAAGTGTTCGATAACAATATATTTGAAATTCGAAGACTTGCCGGTTTATAAACAAAAACAAATAGGAGACAAATAAAATGTCAGAACTAACAGAAGCACGCTGGTCAGAAACGAAAGCAGCATTGTTAGAAGGGCTAAAAGGTAACAGAAAATCTGTTATGGATGTGACTCTTGAAAATACTAGAAAGTATATCAATGAATCAGCATCAACTGGAGCTACTTCTGCAGGTAACGTTGCTACTCTAAACAGAGTAATTCTACCAGTAATTAGAAGGGTTATGCCAACTGTAATCGCCAACGAATTAGTAGGTGTACAGCCAATGACTGGCCCTGTGGGACAAATCCACACATTAAGAGTAAGATACGCAGAAGCATCAAGCGGTACAACTACAACTACTGCTGGTGAAGAAGCTTTATCACCGTTCAAAATCGCAGAAGCATATTCTGGCGACAACTCATCTACTAAAGCAGGTGCTACATCAGCTTTAGAAGGTACAGGTGGTAAAAAACTATCTATCCAAATCTTGAAGCAAACTGTAGAAGCAAAGAGCAGAAAATTATCTGCTAACTGGACCTTCGAAGCAGCTCAAGATGCTCAAGCACAACAAGGTATCGACATCGAAGCAGAAATCATGGCAGCATTAGCTCAAGAGATTACTGCAGAGATTGACCAAGAAATCATTGGTTCATTGTATTCATTAGCTGGTTCAGCTTTCAATACATTTGACCAACAAGCGGTTTCTGGAACTGCAACTTTCGTCGGTGACGAACATGCAGCTCTTGCTGTGTTAATCAACAGAGCGGCTAACGCGATAGCACAAAGAACAAGAAGAGGCGCTGGAAACTACGCTGTAGTATCTCCAACTGCTTTGACTATACTTCAATCAGCTACAACTTCAGCGTTCGCAAGAACAACTGAAGGAACTTTTGAAGCTCCAACTAACAATAAATTAGTAGGAACTTTGAACAGCTCTATGAAAGTATACGTTAACACCTACTCATCTACTGATGATGTGTTAGTAGGATACAAAGGTTCATCTGAAGCAGATGCTCCTGCGTTCTACTGCCCATACATTCCGTTGATGTCTTCAGGCGTTGTTCTTAACCCAAGCACTTTCGAACCAACTGTTTCTTTCTTAACAAGATACGGTTACGTAGAATTGTCAAACACTGCGTCATCTTTAGGTAACGCGGCTGACTACTTGGCTAAAGTTGCAGTAACAACTGCTAACTTATCTTTCGCTTAATCGACAGCAAAGAATACTCAAAATGGGGGGCGTAAAAACCCCCCATTTTTTTTGAAATGTTCTACAACAAAACAAAGCAA